AATAGATTGACCAGGTACACCTGATTGTCTTTTAAAGATTTTACCTGGATGTATTTCCATAGTTTGATTAGATGATAAAGCTGATTCATCTACATCAAATACTAAGTTACCTGCTAATGCTAAGTTATCAATAGCCATTCTTGCATGACCATTCATAATTTGTTGAGCATCATCCATATTTTCTGGAACACCTATTCCAAAAAATGTATATGGATTCTTTTCATATACAAAAGATTGATAAGGAACTCTAAAAGGTTTAAAAGGATTTTCTACTATTCTAATTACTTTACCTCTGTGTGTCCATACATTAACTTGTACTTCTGCATCATCAGCAATGTCTTCATCAATATCTAATCCTTCTTCTCTTGCAACTAGTGCATTGATTGTTCCCCAATATTCTAATACTTCAAATCTATTATGAGTAATATCAGCATAGTGACTTTTTTCTAAATCAATATCTGTTTCCCATTCTTTCTTAGTATAACTTGCACCCATCTTTATACAATCTAATATAGCTTGTCTACTAAAGAAAGGTCTGTTAGCTAAATCTAAAAACTGACTTCTATTAAGTCTATGTCTTTGAATTATAAATTCTGCTTCTTCCATTGTTCTAGCATTAGGGTCTGGATAGAAATCCCATATGCTAACAAATTCTACTTTAGGAACTTTTACTATTTCAGGTGTATACTCTCTAGCATTACCATTACCTGAAGTAGAATACTTATGTAAAGTTTTATTATAAGTAAAAGGTCCTTTGACAATTCCTGTACCTAACAAACAAGATTCAAATATTGCATTCCTTAATTGAATACTTCCATCTGATTCTTCTAGTTGGTCATGAATTAATTTTTCTAATCTTCTAGCCACAATCTGTGCAGGTTTAATTTGTGGCATGTCAGGTGTAGGAGCAGGTCCTTCTGTTAAATCTGCATCCTTATATTTCTTTTCAAGTTCACCTAATTGAATTTCACTTAGAGAACCAAACGTTGCACCTTTAGGTAATTCTTTTCCATCACCAGGGAAACCAACTATATCTGATGGCATAGTTAGTCCAGGTTCTTCACCAGGAACATAATCCATGTTACCTTCTATTCTTGGAGAAGGTTGAGAATTTTCATCACCTAGTTTTTGTTTTAAAGGATTTAAATGTGCGTACTCAGCAATTCCTTCTGGTACTCTTGTTTCTTGAATTGTTAAAGGAAATTTATTTGCTCCAAATAGAACATCAATAAGTTGACCATAAGCTGCTAATACTTTTGTCTTAGTAACTTTTACAAATACTCTAGACTTTTCATTTTCTCTAAACTTAACATCTTTGTAATATCTACCTCTGTAATTATGATAAGCTTGTAACCATCTTAACTCATCATCTCTTCTAGTAGTTTCACATTGATGAAACTTAGATTGTATTAATCCAACTAAAGCTGAAACATCTACTTGATTTTTTTCTTCCTCTTCTGAAGAAGGCATAGAAGTTTCTAATTCTTGGTCTCCATATGTAGCCATTCAAAATCCTTTTAATTTTGTGTGATATTATAATAATACACATTAATTACTAGTTTGTCAACTAATTTTCTTAATATCTACGATAACACTATTAGGTATGATAGTAACATTCCCTATCTCTTCTATGTTTCCTTTTTCATTTGAGGAGTAATCACCAAATATCCTAGTAATTCCTTTAGCTTGAGACAATAGATGTCCTTTGGTATTACATACTGGTAAAGGCATAGACATAGTATCTTTCATAGAAATCCAAGAACTATCAGAGCAAATATCTAACCATCTTACTTCTACTAGTGGATATTTCTCAATCTCAGTCTTAGCTTTCTTATTTAGCTGTATTTTTTTCTTTGTCCTTTTGTTTCTTATCATAGTCGTTTTCTGCTTTCCCATAGGTTTTAAATTCTCCATTATCATTGATACTAGAGTCTTTAGCCCATTCAGTAAACTGGTCTTTTGCTCCATTGTTATCAGAGTATCTAAATATATTCATTTTAAATACTTGTTGAATATCCTTATTGTTTTTTAAATAGTCTAATAATTCTTCATAAGACATAATCTTATTATACTGTTCATCAGTATCTTTTTTCTTAAACGTATATAGTGGCATCGAAATATTTCTCTAACATCTCTATTTGGTCATGATACTCAGCAATGATAGCTAATTCTTTTTCAATTGTCTCAAGAATATCTGGGTGCTCTGCAACACCTACACCTTTTTGTAATAGTACTTCTACATTTGTTTTATGTTTTTCTATATGTCCTTTAGCATGTGCTATTAAACTTTTAATTATTTTTTCTCTCATATTAATATCCGAATGTTGGGTCTGATGGTGTCCATCGTTTTATTGTTGTCATCTCATCCCATACACTTCTAGCTCTAGGTCTAGACATAATTAAATATCTCAAAGCATCGTAAGCATGGTCTGAAGCTTTTGTATCAACATCCTCTGGCTTGTTAGGGTCAAGAGGAATAGATTGAATCTCTCTTATAAGGTTAGGACAAGTTTTAAATATTTGTAACTTAGGTCTACCTTTATCGTTTTGTTTTAATCTTTCATGTATTTGAATCTTACCTTGTATTCTATTCTTATCAGCTCTTCTAAGTTTATGTCCTGCTTTAGCTAATACTTCACCTACAGTTGGTCCTGTTGTTCCAGTCTTAGCCCAAGCTGCCCAGTCTAATACACCTTGAATAGATAGTCGTTCTTCTTTTTCAAATTCATAAATCTTTTTAGCTAGGTCTTCACCTGTTAAACCTTTTTGATATAATTCTCTATAGATGATTAATGTTTCATCTTGTGGGTCTACAGCTCCCCAGATAACTGCTGACTCTGCTGCATAACCATAGTCAATTCCTTTTACTCTTTCCCATGTTCTAGGTATTTCAAATGGGTCGATGCAATGAGTTTCATAATCAAACTCTGTAAAGGCTGCACCTTCAGCAACATCCCAGTTACCTTCTAGTAATTGTTTTCTTTGTACAGCAGGTAATGATTGTAACATCTGCTCATACTTACCATCAGCTGCAAGGTATGGGTTGTCTTCTAATCTTGCTGGAATAAATCTTCTTGTTATTTTATCTTGTCCAGTAAATGATTCGTTAGGAGGACTTGGGTCTAGATACCTTTTCTTAACCCAATATCCTCCAACTCCTCCAGGGTTTGCAGTACACCGAATGTAGCATTTTATTTCATTGTTTGTTGTTCTCAATCGTGATTGCAAATATTGCAGAGGAAATTCTGTTGGATACTGAGTTAGCTCATCAATACCTATCCATGTATAGGATTGACCTTGGTATCTATAAACATCAGCATCTCTATCCAGATAACCAAACTCCAATGACGCACCTGAAGGAAATCTCCAAATCTTTTCTACTTCTCTAAACTTAGCTCCAGTAAAAGCTTTAGGATATAACTCTCTAGATTTATCTATTAGTTCTCTAAGCTCTGGCATAGACTTTCTAAGTAACAAAGCTCTATGCTCTTTAACATGCATATATCGTAATGGGTCAACAAGCATGGCATAAGATTTACCACCTCCTGCTGAACCTCCATATAATACATCTTGTTCTGGTGCTGACAGAAACTCTGTCTGTGGACCTTCGTTTGGTTTAAATACTATTCTATCTTTTTCTTGTTCTATTAATTCTTTTACTTTATTTGGTAAAGCATTTAATTCTGTTTCAGTAACAACAGTACCTGCCTTATCATTCTTCTTAGGGTCTTCAGCTTGTTGTACTTTCGAGATAGCTTGAGTTTTCTTTTTGAGTTTATATTTCTTATTCTCAAGTTTCTTTCTTAGCTTCTCAATTTCTTTTTCTTTTTCTCTTACAGCTTTACGAGCAGCTATCTTAGCTTTCTGTTCATAGCCATAGTTATATTGTCTCTTTGTCATTTCTACTTAGTAATCCATTGGAAGGTGTTGTTTGTTTAACATCCTTATCTATAATTTTCTTTAAACCCATTGCTGATAATTTTCTACCAGTATTATGTTCTAATATTTCTACTGCTCCTCTTAATGAGAATGCTCCTGACTTAACACCATCCTTAGCTTCAGATAAAGCTTGTATCTCTGTAGGTACTTCTTCAAGAGTTTTATTATCAGAACTTAGTTTATAACCAAATGGAATAGTAGAGCTATTTCTTCTATTCATCATCTTCTATATCCTCAGCATTAACATCTATTAATTCTTTCTTTTCAGGAATAAGAAAGATTCCACCAGCAGCTGTGTGAGTAACATCTAGCTTATCTCTCTTGGCAATTCCTACTCTGTCTAGGAGGGTCTGAGCTGCCTGTAGTTTAGCACTAACTTGTG